TAAGAACCAACTCTTTGAACAAGATTTGCTTGAGGCTTCAGTACAAAAACCAATCGATCAAGAACAGTTCATGTTGCTAGAACATATAGCAGCTCAAGTAGAAAAATTAGAAAAGACTCAAGAACAAAACATGACAAACAAAGTAAACATTGAAAGACTACAAAAAGATATAGATAAAATTTTAGTTGATGTAGAGAAATTAAAAGACTCAGTAAGAGCTAACTTGGGTAAACTTAATGGCAATCACTAAGTTAGTATTTGCATTATGCTTGTTTATTAATGGTGAGCTTGTTGAGCATAGAATACAAGATAACTTATCTACTTGTTTAAAAATGAAACGAGAAGCTACAAGAAATATGAGTATGGATAATAAACAATTCATGTGTGGAGAAGTCAATGCAGAGATTGAAAAAAATATTGATGGCAGTATAACTATAAAAAAAATTATTGAGGAGAAGTAATGGCAAAGACACCAGCATGGCAAAGAAAAGCAGGAAAGAATCCTAAAGGTGGATTGAATGCTAAAGGTAGAAGAAGTTATAACAGAGCTACTGGCGGTAATTTAAAAGCACCAAGTAAAAAGGTAGGCAACAAAAGAAGAGCTAGTTTTTGTGCAAGAATGAAAGGGATGAAAAAGAAATTAACTTCAGCTAAAACTGCAAGAGATCCTAACTCAAGAATTAATAAAGCACTTCGTGCTTGGAATTGCTAATGAAAAAAAAAGGTTGGAAAAAACCAAAACTTAAATCATTAATTTGTGGTTACTGTAAAGAATGTAATAAACAATTAATGAGTGATGAAGGTGGATGGATAGTTACTCATAAGAAAGAATATTTTTGCCATGATGGTAAAGATGGTTCTTGCTTCGATAACTATTGTGAATTAAAATATAAACAACAACAGGAGAAACAAAATGCCATTAACAGCAAAAGGAAAAAAAGTAATGAAGGCAATGAAAAAGACTTATGGTGGTAAAAAAGGTAAGTCAGTTTTTTATGCAACAATGAAAAAGAAAAAGATGAAAGGTATGGAGAAAAAGAAATAATGAAAAAAGGTTTGTACTACAACATCAATCAGCGAAAGAAAAAAGGAATCAGTAGATCTAAAAAGAAATCTACTATCTCTGCTAAAGCATATAAAAATATGAAGTCTGGATTTAAAAAGTAATTCTTTTTAACTCTTCATACTCCTGCCAAATAGTATTACTAGGATTCCAATATCTTTTCTTTTCTTGTTTAGTTTTTAAAGAATGTAAAACTGTTGTGTGATCCTGGTTAAACACCCTAGACATTGATGATATACTTACATTGTATTCTTCATGTAAAAGATTGTAGACAATACTTCTAGCTCTAACAACATCTGAAGTTCTGCCTTTGCTAAACACATCATGCTTACTAACAGTATATCTCTCACAAACTTTATCTACAATTTTAGATACAACTTCTATATTTGCTTTTTTATATCTAAGGTTAATTTCAGATTTCTTATTGCTATCTACTATTGGTTGCTTCTGCATTAATTTTGCTGCATACAAAAATCCTTCCGAGAACCCTACCTCATATAATCTTTCTTCTTGGTTCGTAAGAAGGTAAAATGCTTTCTTAACTTTGTAGATAAAGTGGTTTTGGTTAATGTTTTTTTTGTGAGTATTGTAGTGTTGGCTTACATTTATGGTCATAGATACCCTACGTTTTCCTTTCTTTTTTTTCAACTATTAAGTTAATAACTTAACTTGTCATTAACTGTTCTTTTGCCTGCTCTATTTGCCAAAGTAATCTATAAGAATCTTGTTGATACTTATTTACTTTTTGCTTCGCCTCTAGGAACTTCTGGTGCTTTTTTGCTTGAAGATCCTTTAGCTTCTGCAGGCGCATTTTGATGTTTTCCATCATGCTCCTTTGTTACTTTTGCAAAATCAAATCTAAGATTATGGATCTTGCATTCTACAAACTCTCCTCTATTAGAGTTGTTTGCAGCTTTCTTTACATCATCAAAGAGTTCAATCATTTCAAAATGACATTCCCCATTAATAATTCTTTTAAATTTTGTCATACTTTTTTACCTTTTTCAACTTTTTTCTCGATCAAAAAATCTATATACTGTTTAGCTTTTTTAAGATCTTCCACTCCATTTTTTAAATTATATCTTAAAACATACTTAATTATATTTCCGGTACAAAAATCTAATTGGTTCTCAATAATAAAATCAATAGGTTCAATTTTATATTGAGTGTAATGTTTAGGTTCTTTTATATTGTCTGACATAATTTTTTAAGCAAGGTGGGGAAAACGGAAAGGGAAAAAAACCCCACCCTGCTTGATACCCTTTAGCCTAAGTTAAAAGGTATATTCGTTATTACCACCATCACTAGATTTTGCAATATTGTTTTTGCCTGCTCCACTAGGTGTTAAAATTACTGTAAGCTCACCTTCTTTTACATTTCCATCTTGATCTTTAGATGGGAAGGCAGCTTGATTATACCAAGTACCATTTATGTTTACTCCAATGGTCCAGTTCTTATCTGGATGCTTCATATTTTTTGGACCAACATATACTGGAAGTTTATCTGTTGGAGACTTCCAATCTTTATTCTTGGTTAGGTTAATGTATATTTTGTCGGATTTATTATCCATGTTTACTCCTTGGTTATATCAACTACTGTTGATTATTGTTTAGTTTGACTTCATGCGCACTAGAATGATCTCTGATCTGTTCATATGCTTTGAAGTTATTATTTTTAAGATACATAACTTGATCTCTAACTTCATCCTTAACTGATCTAAATTCTTTATCAGTTTTAGTGTTAGAAATTTTTGTCATGATACCTTCTACATCCACTTCATCATCCATGTATGTAGGTTCTGCAGATTGCTCTGTAGAATTTTCTTCAAATGGTTTTGCGTTATAACCATCTTCTAAATCCATTCCTGTTTTTAAATTTAACGCATTTAGGAATGCATACTTTCTGCTGTATGACATTGCTTGACCTGTTCCATATTTATCAAGACCACCCATCGCAGTACATCCATCAACTATAATAAAATTTTTTGGATCATCGATGTCTGTTATTTTCATAGTACAAGTTACAATTACACATTTAGGTGTAACATCTGTAACGTAATTACAAGTCGCATATAATCTATTTTTTAATAGAGCTTCCATAGCAACTCTTTGAACATCATCATGTAATAAAGGATTAAAAGGCGCTCCATTTTTACTTGCTTTCTTTACACCACTTGCATGATTACAAGCATTGTAAAGTTTCTCATATATATTTTTCATATTTTTTTTATTTATTTGATACACATTAGTTTCACTACTCATATTTGATTCCCCATAGTTTAGTTATTAGTTGTTTTTGTTCATCTGCTAAATCTTTATAGTAAAAGAAATGATTAAGATCTGGTGGTTCTATCATCAAAGCTAACTTCTTAATATCACCCTCACAAAACATAATCATTTTTTCCCACAATAAAATTTTATCTATCATGATATTATAAAGATGTTGCAAGTGATCTGCCTTCATCAACTCATGGCTTTGATCAAAGATAACATAATCCTTATCATTAACGTATACCAGGTAAGGTATCTTTTTTGTTGCCATGTAGTAGAACGAAGTTTGTGTTAAGTTTTCAAGTGTAGGTTCAGTAGGTAGATCTTGAGAGATCATGTTCCATTCTTCTTTACCTTTTACTTTTCTTAAATTAGGTGGCTTAGTTTTTAATTCTATAAATTTTGTTTTAGTTTCATAATCTATTCTGCCAATTACAGGTTTGATCATATCAAATTCTTTTATGCTAACATATCTTTCACAAACTAATTTTTCTTTTTCAACAATTTGTTGCACAACTTTTTTTGTAATTGGAATACAATCCTCTGCAAATTTAAGCATAGCTTCTCTGCCAAATTTATCTTTAGCATCAACCGGTGGATTTTTATTTATTTCATCTTGCTCTGCTTTAAAACAAACATTATAATCTCGATCCCATTCTGTCTCTTTAATTGTTTTTGATTTGTAAATTACATCTGCAATTAATTTTTGCACAACGTTATTAACTAAGTTGCCAAAGTTTGCTTTGTATCTAAATGGAAATTTCCTTCTAACTTCTTGAGGGAAAGTGTAGCCAATAATATTTTTTGCAAATGGAGTTGACGTTGATGAATACGACCAATGATCTAAACCATCACCACCATTAAATATTGAAAATGCTTTTTCGATTTTTTTGTTTTCCATTTTTTTTGTAAGTAATACAGGCATTTAATTATGTTGTCAACGGATAATTAAATTTGTATAACGGAATGAAAAATGATTAAAAAAAAACTTCCATATAAAAAGGTGCGCATAGTTTGGGTTGATATTTGTAGTAGCTCACAATGGTACGATGATTTATCTGACGTAGATAAGTTTAGTTATTCCTGGTGCGAGGATGTTGGCTACCTATATTATAAAGATTCTAAAGTAGTAAAAATCTTTACATCTTTTTCTTATGATGATGATAAATTATCTATTGGAAATATTACAGCATATCCCCGCGCTGTTGTTAAAAAAATTATAAAGGAAAAATGACAAATTCTGGAATCTTCAAAGAACCTGGTTGTGTTGAGGAATTAAAAAGACATAAACGTTTTATAAAAAAACAACAAGCTATTATTGATTCCCTTGAAACTGAAATTGAGATAAAAGAATATGAAATTAAAACTTTAAAAGAAAGATTAAAGAATGGCTAGAGACGTTTATGCTTTTAGCAATGGACTTTATTCTGACTGGCACAGGAAGTATGATGGAATTGCTTATATTGATATTGATAGTGTTGAGTGTTGTTCGTATTGTTACGAACCTTTAGCTATAATTGAAACCTGTTATGACAAAGGTCAAGAATGGAAGGCTACAACCCTCTCAAAAAT